CAGGTAGACATTATCCGTAGGGAAGCGCAGAAGCCTATACCTACGTCTAAGGTGTGCCTGTATTGCGCAGAACCAACAGAAGCAGGAGCACGATGGTGCAATGGGTTCTGTAGGGATAGGTGGCAGTCAGGTAGGAGATAGCATAGTGATAGATATATTGTGGTCACGGGAGCGCACCCAGCAACGGCAAGAAGTTGCCCGCATACTACGGGAGATTACTAGTGGGGCGGTTACAGAAGTAGACCTAGCCGCGCTGCACAATTTCTGCATGGTATCGTTGCAGGTACAGCACAAGATAAACCGCAACACGTGGAAGGCGGCAGAGCGAGACGCGCTAACGATAGCGTTCCTGCGCGACGCCGTAGAGGACGCGTAGATTGACATATAGTGGTATATAAGGCATAATAGCAGTTCTACCTAGAGGGAGAAGTAAAGATGAAATACACAGCGATCAACAGCGTGCACAAGCCTATCAGTACGCTTGAGGAAATGCTACATGACCGTGCCGAGAGTATAAGTCCCGAGGAGCCTAAACCAGCAAAGGATACACAAGTAGGTGGTGACCACTATAAAAAGCTGGGTAGGTATCAACCTTGGGAGGTGCTAGAGCATTGGCTAACACCCGAGGAGTTCCGTGGGTATATGAAAGGTACAGCCATTGCGTATCTAGCCCGTGAGAGAGACAAGGGCGGCAATATAGACGTAGCCAAGGCAGCGCACACCCTACAGGGGTTCCTCGAAACACTGACTAAGGAATAGCCATGGATATTGTGACGTTGGACTTCGAGACGTATTACGGGGCAGACTTCACACTATCTAAGCTAACCACAGAAGCCTACGTGCGTGACCCTCGGTTCGAGGTTATCATGTGCGGGGTTAAGCGGAACGATGAGCCTGGGTACTGGGTGGATGCACCAGATGTAGCAACACATTTGCAGACGATGGACCTTGAGAACCACGGTGTGCTGGCACACCATGCCCACTTCGACGGGCTGATACTATCCCACCACTATGGCATTAAACCGAAGGCGTGGTTCGATACACTGTCCATGGCACGGGCTATTCATGGCGCTAACGGTGGGTTGTCACTGGCAAAGTTAGCAGAGCAATATGGGATAGGTGCCAAGGGTAATGAGGTAATACACGCTAAAGACCTGCACAGGAAGGACTTTAGCCCAAGTACCATAAAGAAGTACGGTGCGTACTGCGTACAGGACTGTGACTTGGAACGTGCGCTGTTTCTCCATCTCATGCCACACTTCTGCAAGGGGGAATTGAAGCTGATCGACATGATGATACGTATGTTTACTGAGCCAGTGTTACAGATAGATGCACCTATGCTGGAGGAGTACGCGCAAGATATTCGGGCAGAGAAGGTTTCACTGCTACTGCAGGCTGGTATACAGCTTACGGATGTAATGAGTAATGATAAGTTTGCCCTAGCATTGCAGAACCTTGGGGTAGTACCACCGCTCAAGGTTAGTCTGACCACCGGTAAAGAGACGTACGCTTTTGCTAAGACTGACCCCGCAATGGAGGCACTGGCGGAGCACCCAGACGAAGTAGTGCAGGCGCTTATCGCCGCTCGGCTGAAGAACAGGTCAACCATTAACGAGACCCGAGCACAGCGCATGATCGACATGATTAAGCGCGGGCCAGCCCCAGTGTACCTAAAATACTATGGCGCATCAGGAACAGGCCGAGCTTCGGGTGGCGACAAGATGAACTGGCAGAACTTCGGTAGGGGGGGTAAGCTACGCAAGTCAGTTATGGCACCGCCTGAGCATGAGATTGTGGTGGGTGACTCGTCCAACATCGAGGCGCGGGTGCTGGACGTGCTGGCTGGGCAGGAAGATGCTGTGCAGGTGTATAGGGATAACGATGCAGGTGTCGGACCCGATACATACTGTGTGCTTGCTGGTAAGATATACCATAGGGTCGTTACCAAGGCTGATAAGGATGAGCGGCAGTTAGGTAAAGTCGCTAAGCTAGGTCTAGGGTATGGTATGGGTGCCGTGAAGTTTGTTTCTGCGGTCCGCGCCATGGCTAGAAAAGTAATTAGCGAAGACATGTCAGCGTCTGTAGTATCGGTGTATCGAAGCACCCACCCACACGTCATCATGCTGTGGAAACGGGCGGAAGATTCGCTCAAGTGGATACAGAAGGGCATTGAGGGTCAGGCGATAGACGTTAGTGGGGTAGTGGTAACCTGTAAAGAGGGAATACTACTACCTAACGGCATGAAGATTCGCTACCCAGACTTGAAGTACAAGCCTAAAGCGTTCGGCATGGACGTCCCAGATGCAGGATGGACGTTCTGGAATGGTAAAACCAGAGAGAAGATATACGGCGGTAAGATAGTTGAGAACATCGTGCAAGCGCTGGCTCGCATCGTCGTTATGGACCAGACCCTAGTAGTCGCTGAATGGTGCGCTAAGAAGGCATCCACAGCCGCCGCAGGGCAGGAATACCGAGTCGTGCTATCAGTCCACGACGAGGTAGTATCAGTTGTACCAACGCAAGACGCGGTGGAGTGTTTGGAGTTTACTAACTGGGCATTGCGTCAACCGCCCAAGTGGATGCCAAACCTGCCACTATTTTCAGAGGGTGGTATCGGTGCTCGCTACGGCGACGCTAAATAATGAGGGAGTATAGTATGGACACAAACGCGCAAGACACTGGTATACACGGACCAGAACTAGTCCACATGGCAGAGAAATTATTAGCGGCGTATAACGCCCTTGCCGCCGAACGAGGGATAGCCAACACAACAGAGGCGCGTCTGGCAAACGAGCTACGCACTAAAATCGCGGAGACCCGGGAACTGTACGGAATGCAGAAAGGGGGTGTGTAATGGCGTTTTTCCTAGAGAGCACTCGTAAGCCCGGACTGCGATACAGGGTAGCTAAGCTGGACAGGGCTACCATGCGAGCCACTCTGATCGGGGAGTTGAACGTACCATTTGAGCGCGTGCTGGATGCGGCGTCGCTTGAGAAGTATGGATATAAAATAGTGAAGGTGCCCGATGAGGCTGTGGCTGAAGCATAGCACCGACACTACGCACATATACGAGGTGCTGGCGTACAATCCAGTTACCCACGTAGGTACAATCCAAGGTAAACTAGACATGTATGAGACACCGTTGTGGCCATACATGTTAAAGCGAAGTGGATACACCTACGTTACGGAGAACGATCATGCCCAGCAGCCCCTCGTATAAGCGCGACTACACGCAAGAGACAAAAACTTCCCATGCTCGTGGGGAGAAACCAAAGACCGTGCTACGCAACAAAGCCCGGCGGCTCATGCTTAAAAAAGGCATGGTAAAGCCCGGCCAAGATGTAGACCACAAAGTGCCATTGAGCAAAGGCGGAACAAACAGCCCAAGCAATTTACGCGCCCGTGCCCCCACAGCAAACAGAGGGTACCCGCGTAACCCAGACGGGTCAATGAAGGGAAAATAAATGAAGCCGTTAGCGTGGAGTCATAGCGCACTGAACGACTTTATAACCTGCCCCAAAGCGTACTTCCACAAGCGCATCGCTAAAGATGTACAGGATGTGCCAGGAGAAGCGGCAACGTGGGGCGACAGGGTACATAAGGCGTTCGAGGCATACTTGAAAGGGGTTAGTAGCGCCGAAGTAGAGATACGACTCGACCCCGAACTGGAGATATATAAAGGCTATCTGGACGAGATAGCAGCTCGTCCAGGGGTAATGTATATCGAGCAACAGCTGGCAATCAACAAACAGATGGAGCCGTGCGGCTGGTTCGATAAGGACGTGTGGATGCGGGGCATAATTGACGTACTACACGTAGATGGAGACACCGGCACGGTGCTTGACCACAAGACGGGCAAGCCAAAGAATGACCCGAGGCAGCTCAAACTATTCGCGTTGCTGGTGTTTATCCACCATCCGGAAGTGCAGGTTTGCAACTCGGAGTTTCAGTGGTTGAAGTTCGGCACTACCGATAGCGCACGGTATTTGCGCAGTCAAGAAGCGGAACTGTGGCAGGAGATGCTACCGGACCTACTACGGTATCGTACGGCGTTCAAACTGGAAGTGTTTAACCCTAGACCATCAGGGTTGTGTAATGGGTGGTGTCCGGTAAAGCAGTGCCAACACTGGAAACCGAAACGTAACTGAACCAAAAAATCCCCGCCGAACCGTGAGGTAAGGCGAGGCAAAGGACTCAACGAGGGAGATGAGGGCTTCAATTAGAGCATATCCCGTCGCGTCTGTCAAAAATGTAATGGAGAATTAACATGACCCCTGAAGGCAAAGTAAAAGAGCAGGTGAAGAAGCTACTCAAAGCATACGGTGCGTACTACCACATGCCAGTACAGAACGGGATGGGGTCACCCACGCTCGACTTTATCTGCTGTCTGAATGGCAGGTATATAGCTATAGAAACTAAGTCCCCCGGCAAACTTGCTACCGTCCGCCAGCAGAAGACCATGGCAGAGATAGCCGCAGCTGGAGGCACGGCGCTAGTAATAGATGGCTCGGCGGAACACCTGCGCCAGCTACAGGACTGGCTGATATATGTTACAACTACCGATAAGTTGGGCGCACCATGATAATCCACGAAGACTCAAACTCTATCCTGCTACGGATAAAGAACCCAGAACTGATACGCAAAGTGCTCCCCAAGCATGTACGGGACATAGACGTACAGGGACACAACCTGCAGGTGAGGCACGATTTGGACGCCGTAAAAGTCCTGCGGAATCTGGGCATCAAGGCGCCCAGCCCGATACGCACCCAGTATAACTGGCCAGGTAGGTTCGTACCGTTTGAGCACCAGAAAACCACGGCGGAGTTCCTGACGTTCTATAGTAAGGCGTTCGTGCTAAATGAAATGGGTACATCGAAAACAGCCAGTGCGTTGTGGGCGGCGGACTACCTCATGCGTATCGGTAAGATACACAAGGTGCTGATTATATCGCCGCTGTCCACGCTTGAACCAGTATGGCAGCAGGAGATTTTTGATGTGCTCATGCACCGCTCGAGCGTGCTACTGCATGGTGCGCGGGACAAACGGTTTGACCTTTTGACGTCCGACGCAGACTTCTACATAATAAACCCTGATGGAGTGGGGATCGTCGCAGACACGGTTCGTAAGCGCCTTGACATCGACTTGGTTATTATTGACGAGGCTGCTGCGTACCGTAACGGCACCACAAAACGGTACAAAGACCTGCTGAAACTGCTACGTCCGGACGTTAGGCTGTGGCTGATGACGGGTACCCCATGCCCGAACGCCCCGACCGACGCATGGGCGCTGGCGAAGCTGGTAAACCCCACGAAGGTGCCGCAATACTTCACCTCGTGGAAGCGGCAGACCATGATGCAGATTACCTCGTATAAGTGGGTGCCGCGCCCAGACTC